TAGAACTGGTTATACTGGGACTAGTAAAAAACTAACTAAAATTTTTGATAAAATCAAGTATTGAACCAATTATAGTTAAAAAAAAATATTTCTTGATTTGAGTATATTTATAGGAATAAAGAATAACTAAAAACTTAACAAATACAAAATGGCAGATTTATTAATGAAAATGCCGGTTCCATATGAACCGAAAAGACAAAACCGATTTATCGTTAGATTCCCATCATCTTTGGGTATCAATGAATGGTATGTAACATCAGCCGCTAGACCAGCTGCTAAAATCAACTCTGTGGCAATTCCTTTCCTAAACACTTCAACATATGTAGCTGGAAGATTCGAATGGCAGGAAATGAGGGTAACTTTTAAAGACCCAATTGGTCCATCAGCTTCACAAGCGTTAATGGAATGGTTCCGTTTACATGCGGAATCAGTAACTGGTCGTATGGGATATGCTGCTGGATATAAAAAAGATATTGAATTGGAAATGTTAGACCCAACGGGTGTTGTGGTTGAGAAGTGGATTCTTCAAGGTACTTTTATTACCGACTTAAACTTCGGTGATTTAGATTACTCAAGAGATGAAATTGCAACAATCACATGTTCTTTGAGAATGGATAGATGTATCCAAGTTTACTAAAATAATAAATCTGTCAAAGAGAAGGTATCCCAAAAGGATACCTTTTTTGTTTTAAAACTTTACATTGAAATAGTTATTTATTATATTTTATTATATGGAACAATTTGTAGTAGACCCAACAATTGCATATGATGTTGTTGAATTACCAAGTAGAGGTATTCACTATACAACACAAAAAAAATCTTTAAGAGTTGCATACTTAACAGCCGCTGACGAAAATATATTATCAGCACAAAACCTAATTCAAAGTAATACGGTAGTTGACGAATTATTGAAAAGAAAAATTTTAGATAAAGATTTTAATTCAGATGATTTGGTTGATGAGGATAGGCAAGCAATTTTAATCTTCTTAAGAAATACCGCTTTTGGTCCCGAATTCAATGTTTATGTAACAGATCCAAAAACAAACGAAGCGTTTACCGCAAAGGTTGATTTAAGTGAAGTTAAGTTTAAAGATTTTGGATTAACACCAAATGAAAATGGTGAATTCAAATATTTTATGGAAAAATCTAAAGTGGAAGTTACTTTTAAGTTTTTAACTAAGAAACAACAAAAAGAACTTGATGAAATAGAAAAAAGTTGGAATGGTAACGGAGTTGCTCCACTTGTAACTAAAGAATTGGAGATGATGATTAAATCTGTTGCAAGTAATAGAGAAATGATGAACATTCACAACTTTGTTCAAAACCTACCAATTAAAGATTCACAAAATTTCAGAAAATACATTAAAGAAAATAAACCATCATTAGATCTTAAAAAAACAGTAACGACCCCGTCAGGAGACACAATCCAAGTTGAAATTGGATTCGGGGTAGAATTTTTTCGCCCTTTCTACGGATTATAGTAAGGGACAATTAGACGAAATTTTATTTTTAGTAAAAAGAGGATTCTCATATCGAGACATCCTTCTTATGCCTGTCTATATCAGACGATATTATATTAGTTATTTAATTGAATTAGAAAATACTTCCAAATAGTATTTATTAATATGAACAAACCGTTAATAAGTGATTATATTGGTAAATTTGGAAGTGCAGACGCAGATTCTGGTGCGTATATTGACGCCATGAATATGTACAATAAAAATAATAATATTTCTGGTAGATATTCATTAACACAAGGAGAAAGTCAACAATTTTTATCTCACTATCATAAAAAGGGTTCTGGTGATACAAGTGGAAAAGGTGTAATTTCTAAAGCGGTATCCGCACAAGGGTTTACAACAGGATACGGAATGATAAGTGCGGAGGCATCTACTGAATTAATTGGAGCTGACAAAATTGCCGATGCTGCGGTATCAATTGGTAAAGCGTTATTTGGTAGTCAATCACTAAAAGACGGTTTAAAAGGACTTTTTTCAACTGGTTTATCAAATCTTTACGAAGGGATGGTGAACATCGTAAATAAGGAAGTTGAACTAAGGAATAAGTTAAATAGCCAAATTGGTATTGGAAAAGAATTATCAAGAGGATATAGAGATAATATTGTAAATGCTTATGACGGTGTTCAAGGTATGGGTTATTCATTCGATGAATTGGCCGATACCGCAATATCCGCAACCAAAGAAACAGGAAGATTTTTCACAATGAATGAATCTGTTATGGAAAACATGGCAGTAACATCGAGAGCATTCATTGGTGACATGAAAGAAATGGCTCCAATATTAAGAAGTTTTGAACTCGTTGGTATTGGTGCAGAAAAAACATTAGAAAATATTAATGCGGGTGGTAAATCTTCACTTACATTAGGTTTAAATATTAGAAAAACAACAGAAGAATTTCAGAAAAACATCGGAAGAATAAATCAATATGGTTTTGAAAATGGTGTTCAAGGATTAAATAGAATGGTTCAAAAATCTGTTGAATTTAGAATGAACATGCAAAATGTGTTTGACATTGCAGAAAAAGTAATGTCACCTGAGAAAGCAATAGATTTAGCAGCTAATTTACAAGTATTAGGTGGTGCGATTGGTTCATTAGGTGACCCATTCCAAATGATGTATATGGCTACAAATAACGTGGAAGGATTACAAGATGCGTTGATTGGAGCCGCGGAATCTTTGGCCGTATATAGTGAAGAAAATGGTAAATTTGAAATAACGGGTGTTAACTTAAGAAGAGCGAGAGCTATGGCTGAAGAACTCGGTATGAGTTATCAAGACTTATCGCAAATGGCTATCGCTGCGGCAGAAAGAACCTCAGCTGCCGCAGATTTAATGACCGCGGGTATTGCTGTGGACGATAAAGAAAAAGAATTTATTACAAACTTAGCTAGAATGGGTAAAGACGGTAAAATGGTTATTGAGGTGCCTCCGTCTATTGCGGAATCGTTGGGATTAGCAAAGGATCAAAGTACAATAGCATTAGATGAATTAAGTCAAACCGCGGCAAATGCAATTTTAGAAAATCAAAAAGAGTTTGAAAAAATGAACCCAAAAGATATCGCATTAGAACAATTTACCGAAACACAAAAATTAGCATTAACAGTTTCAGAAATTGCTGCAATGTTAAAAGTTGAGTTTGCAAACACCTATAGAAGTATGGGTGCTGACATGGACAAGTATATTAAGCAGGCTGATGATATGTTAAAAAACTATATCAAGGGTGATAGAAGTAACACGGATATAAATGCAGAAATTGAAAGTAGAAGAAAGGAATTAAACACAAAGGTTCAAGAAAATTCAACAAAAACATCAACTCAACCATTAACTCCCACAAATGTTAACAATAACCAACAAACTAATCAAAATAACACAAATACCGACCCTAACAATAAACCTCTTACTGCGGCCGAAATGGAGAGAATTATGAGAGACGCAAGAACACAAACCAAATATGATGATAAGGGTAAAATTGTAATATCTAACACTATTGATTCCTCAAATCCAAATGGTTATTTGTATGTTGATTTATAATTAAAGATTAGAGGTTAATATTTTTATAAATTATCTATTTATAGATAAAAGAACTCGATGCCAAGTTACTTAGATTTTGATTCTACTAAAAGATTTAGAGATTATGTGTTAGGTAAAACTTTGAACCAGCCAAACGGCCCTCAAACTTTTAACTCAGGTAACTATTCTATTCAAAATTTGAGTGATAGTGCAAATATAAATCCGGGTACGGTTGTGGATAATAGAACTCAAATGTTACAACTTCCACAAACAGGTAACGTTTTTAAACCATTAGAATTTAGTGTAACCGAAAATATAGATACTCTACCAAGAAGAGCAAATCTTAGTTTATACCCATATTTTCAATTACAAAACCACAATTTAATAAGTGTATTTAGACAGAATAATTTAGATTCTGAGTCAGAATTAATGAAGTTTGCGGGAAAATATCTATTATCTAACAATGGTCCCGTTTATTCAAGAATTTCACAAAATATCGAGAGACAAACAAATGGTAGACTTAGGATTGCAGATGCTCTAAATGGAAGTATTTCAACTGCATCGAATATTGTAACAGGAAGGGAACCTTTGGTTGCTCCTGATTATAGTATCACCGTTGCGAAAACTTTACCAGGAAAGATTATTGATTTTGTTCAAGTTGCTGCGGGGGTTGAATTTCCTTTCTCAGAGATACCGGGTCAATATCTTTCCGACCCAAGAAACCCTGTTAATGTAAGACCAACACCCAAAACAGAATTAGGTAAGGTGTTTCAAGACGTTACAGGTGTTTTAGGTTCATTAATAGGTATAAAGAGAAGACAATCACCGTCAAGAAAACCATCCGATGTAATGATTGAATATCTTGGGGGCGGTCAAAAAAGTGTTCTTTATGATTTACTGTCATATTCAAAATACTCACCAAATTACACAACATCAGCAAGATCACAAAACACATCGAAGATTTTCAATTTTGTCGATAAAGTTGCACAAGGAGTTAAAGACCTTTTAGGTGTTGAGGCTCCAAGAGGTGAGGCTTACATAGGTGATGATAGGGGTAACGATGTAAAATATGCGATGAATGATTTTAACGACATACCCGTTAGAAGTAATTATTTTTTAAGTTTAATGTTTGACCCCGTACAAGCTGAATTGTTCCAAAGAAAGAGAAATTATTCTGAAGGTGGTAGTATAACAGGTAAGTTAACATGGATTAGTAGAAATTCTAAAAATGAATTAGGTGCGAACAATAAAGAATGGGCAAATCAACAAACAGATTTAGACGATTCACAATCAACATCTTTTGATTTTAGACAAGATTCAATACTAGGGTATACCCAAGAAATTTTAGACTCATTACCATCAAACGGTGGTGAAGCTCGTTCACATGTTGCTAATGTTATTGATCAAACAAGTAGAATTTTTAGAGAAGGTGATGTTTTGTTAAGTAGAGGTTCTGCGGTTAAATATATAGATAAATTTGGAGGAGAAAGTGGTGTAGAATATTGTAGAGTTTGGACTAAAGACAGGTCGTATTTAAATTATTCTGATACAATGAAAAGAACTCAGAATATTAGAAAGTACGATGATAGTATTTTAGATAGAACATGGAATCTTAATATTGCACCAATCTCTAATGGAGGTAAAGACTTCACAGAATCCACAAATATAAAACCAAGAGGTGATGGTTTTTATGCAAAAAAATATATGTTTTCAATTGAAAACCTAGCATGGAAAACATCAAACACGCCTGGTTTTACTGTAAATGATTTACCTTATTGTGAAAGGGGAAATAATGGAGGTAGAGTTATGTGGTTTCCACCATATGACTTAAAAGTGTCAGAACAAAATACAGCTAGATGGGAAAGTAACACATTTTTAGGAAGACCCGAACCAATTTACACATATCAAAATACAGAAAGAAGTGGTCAAGTTTCTTTTAAAGTTGTTGTTGATCATCCGAGTGTACTAAATTTATTGGTTAGAGAACATTTCAAAGGAATGTCAGATGAAGAATCTGAAAATTATATAAACGCATTTTTTGCTGGTTGTGAAGAAATCGATTTTTATGATTTAATAACAAGATATAGAGAAATAACACCAGATGATGCTAAATCCATTACAGATTATTTGAACGGGAAAAAAGACCCCGATAGAATTAAAGAATTTAAAACTGTAACAACAGGCGACGTTCCTAAAAAAGAACCACCTGTTTTGAAAGATAATAGTGAAAAAGTAAATCTCACAGTAAGTTTAAACTTTGCAAATGATTGGCCTAAAAAAGTCGGAAGTGATGAATTTAAAGGTGCAATATATACATCTGAATATAATAGATCAATTGGTGATACAGGATGGTTGAATTCTACTACGAGTAATTTGAATTCAATATTAGATGAAATATTATCTGGTACTTCATATAATACCGCGAACGCAATACATGATAAAAAAATCTTATTTGGAAAAGATATTCCAACAGGAGAAACACTTACAT